TTTGTCCAACTGGACGACGAGCATGCGGTCGACAATACGGGCGCAATTTTTCAAATAGTAGACAAATATTCTGCTGAAGATGTTGCTAAAAACTCGAATGCTTTACAATATGAAGGCGAATCTGGCATTATTTATAATTATGCCGAGGATGCGCCTGAATTTGAAGAAGACAGCGAAGACTTAGAAATCTATTCGCACTGCAAAGAACAGGCCGAATTGTTAGCAGAAGACTATTTGTAAAATCTTTCCCCGGGGCGCAGCATCCGGTTACCACACTGCAACAATTTTTCATCCTCAAAAAATACAATTATGAAAAATTTAATTGAGCTCCCAGACGGGAGCAAGATAGTTGATATGAGAGACAGTCTTATAGTCATAGATAACTCGTTTGCTGAAAAATATATCAGCAAATACGGGGATTTATTCGATAACGAGAAAAAAGAATATTTCCATAACCCTGTCAACTGTAAGGCCGTGCCCTTTACGACGAAAAAGGGCAGGCAGGCTTGTCGTATCACAGAAGGTGATACGCACACTTTCTGGATGCGATCCGGGAGCGGCGATCGTTCCTGGAATGACTGGGCGAGTAGGAGGCCGGCGAATGCTTTATATGCAAACGCCGTCCGGACGTCCAACGGCGGTGGCTGTTGGACAGAGATAATTATCATGGAATTTGACAAAGATCAGGTTACGTCTAAACAACAGGCGTATCTGGATGAGTTGTCTTAATTAAAGCCCGCTCCCGGCTGTCAGGGAGCACAAAATTCATTGAAAATGAAAATAACACTCCTTAACACATCAATCCTAACCCATTACGGTTCATACAATTACGAGCCGTTAACACTTGAACAAGCCCGTGAACTTGTTCAAGAAGGATTTAATAGCGCCGTAGGTCATCAATCGACTTGCGACGTATTGGAAACTTTATTGGGAGTCGAAGTCCCTATGAATAGGGTACAATACTCCCAAGGCGTAGGCGATGTTGCGCTTGTGTTCAAGCTCAACGGGCGCCCAGAGGAAGGTAAAATTTTGTCTGCTCAAGAAATTGAGCAAATAGGTTATGCGTTCGGGAAACTTACCCGGACAGCATAAAAAGAGGCATCTGCTGCATTTATGCGGCAGGTGCTTTTTTTATTTTTAATGAAAACTATAAAGATTTAGATTATTTTACCATGAAAGAAGAAATTAAAAGAAAATGGTACGCCGTACCGCCATATCATTCAGTGAAAGACCCGACATCAAACATGTGGGCTGTCTTGGATGAAGCAGGTGAGTACGTTGCCTCATGCGAGACGAAAGAGTTCTGTGAACATATAGTAAATATTCACAACTTTTTATTGTCTAAACAGGAATGATTTTAAAAAAAGCTGATATAATAAGGAAAGTATATTCTGACTTTCCAAAAAGAGAGAAAGAGATGTTAGTCAGAAGGATTTTCCAATACCCGGAAAAGGACTTTCTTATTTTTATTAAGAAAGCGACTGGGATGAAAGTTGAAATTATCAGAGCAAATACTTATCTTTTAAAATTGTAAAAAATGGAATTATTAAAGAAAATTCAATCAGTAGCCAATGAGGTTATGTCTATCGACAAGGATATGACTGTTGGCAACAGCAAGTATGGATATAAGGCGGTTTCTGACTTTAATGTTACCAAAAAAGTGAAAGAAGCTGAGCAGAAATATGGTGTTGTATCAATACCTACACGCCAAGAATTAGTACATCACGAAATTGTTAAGACTGTCACAGATAAGGGAGAAAAAATCAATTATTCTTTCCTGCTAAAAATGACTGTAAGAATTTATGACGTTGAAAACCCTCAAGATTTTATTGAGGTTGAGACGTTCGGTCATGGACTTGATTCCGGCGATAAAGGATTTGGTAAAGCATCAACATACGCGCGTAAGTATGCCCTTCTGAATGCTTACAAAATCGCAACCGGCGATGACCCAGACGCTGAAAAATCAAAAGAACAAGAAGGTCAACTTTCACCTTCTGAGAAAAAAGTAGCTGTTCTTAACTATCTGACGACACGCGTTGATGCTGCTCAAGGAATAATGAAACACTTCAACGTAGGTCATTTAGACGAATTGTCTGATGATATGTATGACAAGATTTTTAAATCATACAAAAAGAAAGGGCTGATATGAATTTGACAATAGGCTCCGGGGATGTTAATTCTTTGTTATCTGATAAGAAATCTAAATCTTATCAGAATTTATGGCGAAAATTTATTGGCGAAAAGCCTTTCTATAACGCTCTGTCATCTCCAATTGACGCACTTAGAACAGGTAGCATTCTTGAAGATAGATACATACAGATACTTCCCTACGATTTCTATCCTCAAGTTAAAGTACAACACGAGAAATTAGACGTATTAGTCGCAACACTCGATTTTGCTAAATTCGATGCCGGTAAAGTTGTCGATTTCGAAGAAACGAAAACGATGTTTTTCCCGGATTTTGCAGAAAAAATAATGCCTTTAATTGAATTTTCTGACGAAGAAAAACAGAAAATCATTAAACAAAAATTCAAAAATTACTACAATCAAGTACAATTTCAGTTACTGTGTAGCAATATTGAATCAGCTACACTGACATTTATATCTGTATATTCCTACGAAGACGAAGATAATTATCACAGAGATATTCTTTCCGAAGATGTGATCAAATTTAGAATACACAGAGATGAATCAGTAATCAATGAAATTATTGACAGAGCTAAGTTGTTTCAATTAGTAAAAAATGACTTAATCTAAAATGGAATTATACCTCAAAAACACCGCCTACGGACTTATCCCACGTTGTAAACTTTGAAAGTGCTAAACTGCTTAAATTAAGCACTTAAACGCCTATTTTTTATATATCGTGTTACCGCCCGTTTTTCCTTTGCGTTCTTATTTAGAATAAAAATAAATAACAACGAATATTGCAAATAAATGTTAAAAAACTTACATACTTACAACAAATGTTGTATATTTAGGATATGATAACGAAAGACAGACAATTAGCGGAGATTTTAACTATAAAAGATGTCCAGGTCATTCTCAACAACCTGGACGCTAATCGGGATTGGTATTGGCATCACGATTCTGTTTCCCGTCCAGATATGCAATCTATGGATGTGTGGAAGTTTCGCCAGAAAAAATTTGTAAAACAAATATTAGCTTCAATCACAGATAGAGTTGCATTTCACAAGAAAGCAATTGAAAGGCTATCTGTTGAAGAATGTGCATATGTTCTTGATTTGCCCGAAAGTTTCATTAAAAAAGTAAAGACGTGCCTTTAATTGTCTCTCTTCATTGGTTGTCGATTGAGGAATTTGACAAAGAACTAATAAACTTTTAAAATGAAAGTCATTCACACTAAGACAAAAGAACAATTTGCGACACTGTTGCAGATTTTTGAGGAATTAGGGTTCAAATGGAATAACGGAGATCGTCCGATGAGCAATGTTCAGTTATGGAATAATTACGGCGAATCAACCGTATTGTCTTTTGAACCACGCTTTGGATATTCTTGTGTTTTTGACGCAAAAAGAGACGGATATCAGGTAATTTCGTTTAATTTCTTCATTAAAACTTTAAACAATGAACAAAACTCTCAAAAAGAAACTCGATGACGTATTTTCAAAGTATATCCGGTTGAGAGATTCAGACGACAACGGCATTTTTCGCTGTATAAGTTGTGGGAAACACGTGTTTTGGAAAGATGGCGATAACGGGCATTTCGTGAATAGAAGCCACATGAGTTTACGTTATTCAGAAAAGAATTGTAACGCCCAGTGCCGGCACTGTAATCGGTTCGACGAAGGCAATAACATTGGCTACCAGAGAGGATTGATTGAGAAATACGGTGATGAAATTATCAAAGAGCTTGAAATTGCTAAGCATAGATCAAATCATATTTCAGATGCAGAAGCACGTATTATGATAAATTACTACAAGCAAGAAGTTGCAAAATTATTGAAAGAAAAAAATCTTAAGAAATGAGGGAAGTAACGAACGAAGAATTATGGGATTTTGTAAAAGATAAGGATGTTGCTTATCACGCAACCGGGGATTGGCCTTATACTGGGATTTGGCGCACAAGAGATGGTAGTATCATCGGTAAACAAGTCCCAGTTGGCAGCCATTTGGGCACGGCGAAAGATAAGTTTCGGTATTTCATTTGTGATATTCAAGAAAAATAAGTTATATTTGCCTCTACAAATACATCCACAATGAAAAAATCAGGATTAAATAATAATTCAATAGCCCCCTTAGGCGAACAACAACACGGTTGGGAGTGGATGCCCATGTGACCGTGTTGTTTCGCTTTTTGGGGGTATTTTTTTTTGCTATGGAAGGATGGATCAAATTACACAGGAAATTCATTGATTGGGAATGGTACGATATAAGTGAAATGGTACACTTATTCGTTCACCTACTGCTTAAGGCTAATCACGAAACAATTAACTGGCGTGGAATTGAAGTTAAAAGAGGGCAATTGATAACTGGATTGAAGCAACTTCATGAAGAAACAAATATTTCAATTCAGACATTAAGGTCTTGTTTAAAAAAATTAGAAAAAACAGGAGAAATCAACAGGCAAACTAACAATCGATTTTCGTTAATAACTATCTATAACTATGATAATTACAATCGTGCAATTGGCGAAGACAACAAGCAACCTAACAAGCAACTAACAAGCAACCAACAAGCAACTAACAAGCAACTAACAACAAACAAGAATGAAAAGAATGAAAAGAATGAAAAGAATAATAGTGTGGCTAAAACGCCAAGATTTACACCACCTTCCTTAGATGATGTCAAAAAATATTGTAAGGAAAGAAACAACGATGTGGATGCTGAGCGTTGGTTCGACTTTTACACAGCAAAAAACTGGATGATTGGAAAGAATAAGATGAAGGACTGGAAAGCTGCTGTCAGAACCTGGGAAAAGAACGACAAAAACGATGATATAGAAAAAGTAAAAAAAGCATTTAGATCAAATCAATACAGAGTTATTTGAAAAAATACAAAATAAGGCTGTTTAATCAATTTATTTTTCATTGTCCTAATTACATATCATAAAAAGAAAAAAACACAAAAAAATAACGTCTAATGCGTCAAAAATAGATATTATATGAATTTATTCTATGATATAAAAACGGAGGAAGCAGTCTTAGGAGCATTAATCCTTGAAAAAGATGCTTATCTAATCGTTTCAGAAATTATTGAATCGAGTGATTTTTACAAAGAGACACATGCAAAAATTTATGAAGCAATTCAGGATTTATTTGTATTAAACAAAGCTATTGATATAATCACTATTCACACAAAGCTGAATGAAAGCGGTGTGAAAGTTTCAGCATTTGATCTTTCAAAATTGACTGAAAATGTAGCCTCAGCGGCGCATATTGAATATCACGCTCGAATTTTGAAAGACTTATCAATCAGACGTAAATTACTCCTTGAGATTGAGCGTCTTAAAAAAATTGGTCTTGACAGCACTACTGATTTAGATATTCTTATTGATAAGACGTCTGTATTAATAGACAACGTTCTGTCAGAAATTGACAACAAATCAAACATCAAGAATTACGATGAAAATTTAAAAGAAGCTGTCGAAGTTATTCAGGAAAGACAAAATTCAGATATTAACAAGTACGGCATAAAACCTCATCTAAGAGCGGTTAGAACTTTTATACCACTCTGGGAAAATGGTGATTTGATTATTGTCGCTGCAAGACCCGGTATGGGCAAGACGGCTTTTGTGCTGAATGAAACAGCACATATCGCATCCACGGAAGGTGCCGTTCTCTTTTTTTCGCTTGAAATGCATCGTCGTCAACTCGTGAACAGGAACATTCAGCGTGAAACAGGACTTTCGCGATATGATCTTGACAACCCGACAATCGATCAATGGAAATTAATCGAAGAAGCCATTTCTTATATGAAAAATTGGCAATTATTCATAGATGATACACCGAATGTATCTATATCTCATTTAAAAGCAAAAATAAAAATCTTCAAAAAGAATCACGATATAAAAGCTGTCGTTATTGACTACATGCAGCTGATGCAGACAGATAAGTCAATTCCTCGCGAACAGCAAGTTGCTCAAATAACCAGAAGCTGTAAATTAATTGCAAAAGAATTCCAGGTACCGATTTTTTTAGTTACTCAGCTGAACCGGGGCCCTGAGAATAGAAAAGAAAGCGCCTATAGACCACGAATGTCAGATTTACGAGAATCAGGAGCGAGTGAACAGGATGCAGATATTATCATTTTTCCACATCGCCCTGCGTACTATTTCCCGGATGACGACGAGTTTAAGAATATAGCTGAAATTTTGATTGCTAAAAACAGGAACGGGCAGACGGGCATGGCCAGAGTACACGTTAACGACACTATCACAAAATTTTATGATATTATTCATCAATATGACGAAGACGCTCCATATTAATTAACATTAACTTTTTTTGTGTTGTAATTAAAGAATTAACAGATTAACTTTAAACAAAAAATAAGAGATATGAATTTAGGCGATAATGTTGTTATTAGAACAAGGTACATAAGAGTTGAGGAAGACATTTCCTATTCGAAATACTGTAAGCGCTGGATTGAAGAACCGATAAAAGAAACTAAAGGAATTTTTGTCGGTTATAGAATGCTTATAGCTACACATTTCATGTCTGAAAATGATACAACTTTCGATGGTGAACTTGTAGAAAACAGCTATTGGATTAATAAACCACAATGCAAATGCGCTTTAGTGGCTATAAATAAAAAGCAAATATTACGTGTACCGTTAAGTGCATTATGAAAAACAATAGATATGATTGACTGGATTAATTACAAGGGCGAAAAGATATACGTTGAGTATAAACGAAGTGAATATATCCCATCAACGTATTACAATCCACCAGAATTCTCTGAAATTGAGATAATATCTGTTTCAGACATAGAATTTAACGAAATAGACATTACGCCAGATGAGGAACATGAAATTATTGACATTTTAAACTATGGATTATGACTAAAATTGTAAAGAATTTATATGCTATCTGTCCTGACAGAACTGTACTTTTAAAATCAAAAACAATCAGTCAGGCGAGAAAAGAGTGTCTCAAAAAGTATCCTGACGCTTACGAAATTAAGCGTGAAATTATCAGGAAAGATAGTAAGGAAACGAGGTACAAACTTTAAATTGAAAACGAAAATGGAAGCAAAAAATTTACGGATTGGGAATTGGGTTCGCACGGTGTATCCAACAAACAAAGAACCTTTTCAGGTTTGGCCTATTTCGTTTAAGCAGATGCCAACTGACAAGAAACACAATTTGGCTTTAGACACTTGGGAGGGAATACCATTGACTGACGGATGGCTTCAAAAATTTGGATTTGTTCATAAAAAAGATAATTGTTGGCATATAAAAGTTGATGGTTTTTGGTGTTCATTTAATTTATACAAACCTGAAAAGTTCGATGGATATTTGGTTTCATGGGCATACAATGATACGGAAAGCATCACTTTGAGAGATATACGATATGTTCACGAGTTGCAGAATTTATTTTTTGCGCTCACTGGAACTGAACTTGAATTGAAAACGGAAAGTAGTACTTGTAGCTAACGGTTCTCAGATATGTTTAGTTTAAAATTAAATATATAGATTATGAAAAGAGATAAAATAAATGAATTATTTGATTATTACTTCGGTGAGGTAATTAAGGAAAGTTGTGATGAAGTTTGGGATGCACAAGAAGATATTATAGACTTTTGTGAATTTGTGATAGGTAAATTAAACATATCTGATGTTAGAAGTGGTAAATCTTCTTCAAAAAGCGGATTAAAAGATAAAAATATCACACCTTATTCTGAATGGGCTAAGAAGTTAAGAGATTTATAAGATTTATTACTTCTAACGAATGGTGCTATGAGCAGTAGCGGATTAAAAACGATAAACTTTCATAATATGACAAACGATAATAAAAAGCAGGAACTTTCGGATAACACGGACACCGCTATTGCTTATAGCACGTGTTATGCGCCTGTGCCTTCTTCCGTAAAGCACCCTGCAAAATACACTGATAGTTTTATTCCAAAATTTGCGGAATTACTAAAAGATTGTAGTAACGTACTTGACCCTTTCGGCGGTGTCGGGAAACTTGCTCTTATTAAGGATTACGGATTTAGCGGAAAAGTGGTATGCAATGAAATTGAACCTGAATGGGTTAATGCGTCTGAATATGATGTTGATGAATGGTGTATAGGTGATGCGGCTAATTTGCAATTTGCGAATCACGAATTTGATGCTATATGTACAAGCCCTACTTATGGTAACAGAATGGCAGACCACTTTGAAGCGAAAGATGGAAGCAAGCGCATTACTTACAGACATTTCTTGGGAAGACCATTAAATGAAGAGAATACTGGAAGGATGCAATGGGGTGTAAAGTACCGACAAAAGCATATTGAGATTTACAAGGAATGTTTGCGCGTATTAAAGCCAAATGGATTGATGATTGTGAATGTTTCTGACCATATTAGAAAAGGGCAAATTGTAAACGTGGTTGATTGGCATAAACAAACATTGTTAGATTTTGGAATGAAACTTATTGATGAAATTAAAATCGAAACTCCAAGAATGGGTTTCGGGCAAAATGCAAAAAGCAGGGTGCAACACGAAAGTATCTTGGTCTTTCGGCATGGCGCATAACGGTTTGTGTATGCGGTCGTTGCCGCTTTAAATACAGTACAAATTTGATTAAAAGAACTAAAGATATGAATACAGATACAGTAACAAAAAAGCCACAAGGCAATGCCGTATTACACGGTGTTAGTGGCAGTTATTTCTATGACAACCGATATTTACATAGGTTTTTTAAAATGAATACCGCCCCGTTGCTAATGAGCGCGAAAGTATTTCCGAATATTAAAGAAATAACCGAGAGTGTGGGAGCATTTGTGGCAATACAAGACCACCTAATTGATAAATATGTAAGCCGTACTGACGATGTTGATGTGTATGTAGTAGGTGATGGACACAGCCCACGGACAGGTGCGCTAATAGCTTGCTTGACGAAATGGAATGTTAAAAGCATAGACCCACAAATGCGGGAGAAACAATGGAATATTAAACGCTTAGAAACATATAAAAACAAAGCAGAAGAATTAACATTTGAAGGAGAAAATAATAGTGCGGTGGTTGTTTGTGTACACTCACACGCTAAAATAAGCGACTGCCTTAAAATGCTACACGGATATTCGGAAATACATTTGGTAAATATACCATGCTGTTTTAAAGCCGACATAGATAAAAAACCTAATGTAAGTTACACCGACATTGGCATACAAAGCGAGAAGCAACAAGTTGACCTGTACTTTAATTGCCACTAACGGGCTGGCGGTATGAACTGCGGAGCGTAGCGGAGTTGTTTATGACCGCTTGTTAGAAACTGGCGGCCAAATTAAAATCAAATTTTTATGAAAATATTAGTAGCATATTCAGGAGGTAAGGATTCACAAGCCTGCCTTTTGTGGACGGTCAAAAAATACGGTGCTAAAAATGTGGAAGCTGTATTTTGTGATACAGGATGGGAACATCCAGTTACCTATAAGCATATTAAAGAAACTACTTCTGAATTGGGTGTAAAACTTGTTACTGTCAAAAGCAAAAAATACGATGGAATGATTGACCTGGCAGAAAAGAAAAAAAGATTTCCGTCAACGATGGCCCGGTTCTGCACTTCTGAATTAAAATCTATCCCTTTTATTGACTATGTTCTAAAGCAAAAAGAACACTTGTTGATAATACAGGGAATTAGAGCGCAGGAAAGCCATAATAGAAGTTTAATGCAGCGACAATGCAGGTATTTTAAATACTATTTTGAACCGTATAATGACAATGGCAAAACGCATACATACAGAAAAAAAGATGTGAAAATGTGGTGTGAGGAATACTCTGATGACATTTTAAGACCAATTTTCAACTGGTCTGGTCAGGAAGTTATTGATTACATTATTGAAAACGGTCAGAAACCTAATACGCTTTACAAAGAAGGGTTTAAGCGAGTTGGTTGTTTCCCTTGCATTATGTCAGGGCATCGTGAAGTTTACGAAATATTAAAGCGATACCCGAAAAAGTTTGATGAAATTATTGAGCATGAAAAGCGAATAGGTTCCTCTTTCTTTAAAATTGACTTTGTACCTGAACACAGCCAGTCAGGTGTATGCAAAAGAACTGCGAAAAAATACACAACCGCCGAAGATGTTAAACGATATTTAGAAGCTAAAAATGCGACTATTGATTTATTCGCAGAGGACAGCCCTATTTCATGTTCAAGCTACTATCATTTATGTGAATGACGGAGCTTGTTTCTAACGGACAGGTATATGAGCTGTGCGGATTAACCAACAAACCTAACTACAAAGAACAACAGTAATAATTTAAAAAGCGAAGCGATGGCAAATAAAAAAGATAGCTTAGGAGATAGAATGAAGGAGTTTTACGAAAATAGAACTCGAAGCTTACTCCCAAGAAGAACGTACACAATTATACGTGTAGATGGCAAAGCATTTCATACTTACACAAGAGGGCTTGAGAGACCTTTTGATGCAAAACTAATTTCAGATATGGATGAAACTGCTTGCTATATGTGCAAGAATATTCAGGGAGCAAAATTGGCATTTGTGCAAAGTGATGAAATAAGTATTTTACTTACTGATTTTGAAAAATTAGGTACTAATGCTTGGTTTGATGGAAATATACAAAAAATGGCAAGTATAAGTGCAAGTATGGCAACTGCAAAATTTAATGAATTACGACCAAATAAGATTGCTTTATTTGACAGCCGTGTGTTTACAATACCAACAGCCGTTGAAGTTGAGAATTACTTGATTTGGAGACAGCAAGACACAATAAGGAATAGTATTAGTAGCGTTGCACAATACCTATATAGCCCAAGAGAATTGCACGGAAAAGACATAGGTGAAATGCAAGAAATGTGTTTTCAAAAAGGTATTAACTGGAACGATTATGAACCTAAACTTAAACGGGGTAGATTAATTGTAAAGGAACAATACGAGAAGAACGGTGCATTGAGAACAAGATGGGTAAGTACAGAACCACCTATTTTTACACAGGAACGTGAATTGCTTACAGAACTTATACCAAACGGTTTTGAAAAAACCGAAGCGGGAGGGGCTTTTTAAATTATGGGCAAGTTTGTACAAACATCACTACGAAGCACAGACCTAAGCATGGCTTATATACCATGTTGTGCTTTCGTTTTAATGAAGCACAACACATATATAGCGTCAATGACGCATAATCAATTATTGTTAAATAAAGAAATTATGGCTACAATAAGATACAACAAAAAAGAGTATTTGGTTCTTTCTGATAAATGCAGAAAAAGAGAATGTTTTGTGCCGTTTAGCGGCAACGGGACAAACATTTGTCGGTTATACGAATTAGGACAGTGTCCTGAGAAGTATTTAAGTCCTAAAAACAAAGAACATTAACAATATGAAAACAATAGTTGACTTCAAGAAGCTATCAAAAAAAGAACTTAGACGAATGACAATAATTCAATTGAGGAAATGCTTTTTCAATGCATTAATTTCATTTGTCTTAATTTCATTTGCGGGAACCATATTCCCGGCATCAGGAATATGGCAGATATTAGTAGTCCTTTTGTCTTTATTCTTTGCATTCAGAGTTATGATTAACCTCATAAAAATTGATGCTTATGCCAGAGAATTACGACATAGAGGATATTAAAAGACATATTGAGAAGATACCACTTGATAGAAGAATTGGAACTAAGTGTCTTGTATCGAGGTGGATTAAGATTAAAGATAGAAACATTATACCGACGCTTGAAAAGATCAAAGGCGTTGAAGTTTACGGAGATGAATTTAGACGCTTTCACGAATTTAAATAAATATGAAAACAATTTACATTTCAGGGAAAATAAGTGGAGATGAAAACTACATAACCAAATTTGTCTCCTACGAAGCCAGAATTCGAAAAGATTTTGGTCGTGTAAAAATTATAAACCCTATCTATGTTAAGCCTTTCTTAGGAATAAAAAGGTGGTTATTCTATATGATACCTGCTTTCTTTAACGTTTTGAAATCTGACAAAGTGTTATTGATCCCGGACTGGAAACAATCAAAAGGCGCCTGCATAGAACGTTTTCTTGGAAAAGTCTTTATGAAAGAAATCTACTTAATTAATGACAAACCACGTTGGCATGGTAAAATTTTCGAAAATCAAAATCGATATATCTTGTTAACAAAAAAAACCATTCCTTCCAGACATTTTGAAATTGTTAAAATAATCAATAAATATCAGAAATCATGAAATTATATCAATCTTTAAACATTAGAAACAGTAAGACAAGTAAAGGGTTATATGAAGTTTTCGACGGAGCAAAACAACTGACTTCAGCGATGAGAGAGAAAGAAGCAATTTCTCTTTTTCATAGATTGAATAAAATTGTAAAATTCAGATGATCGTAGAACCGATTGGAAAAACTCAAAGAAAATAGAAATGCATGAATTTATGCAGACGCTCACGGCTGCGGGTATGAACAGTGGCGGATTCAAAGCCGAACAGATGTCCACAAACAAAAACTTAGATAGATGAAAGAAACTCAAATACAAGCAGAAACCCCGCCATGCAATATACCCATTGTTGGGCATTCGTTGCTTTCGGGTAAGTATATTTTAGATTGCTGTTGTGGGCGCCGTTTTAATGCGCCACAACGTGATGCAGCTATGCGTTCGGCTGACGATAGGAAGCTGACGTATAGGTGCTGTTAGGCTTTCGTTTTTAGCGTTGGAATTAAATAACTGAAATATGAATGAACCGAAATACAAAGTAGATGAACCACGTAAATTGAAATCGTGGGAACAAATAGCAAAGCAGGAAATTACCCGCTGGTTAGATGACGAAGATTATCAAAATGAGGTGTGCAATTCAACAATGACAGGTGAAATGATTGGGCCGTTTACAAAATTCCTTTATCACTTCGCCTTTTTGTGTGAATGCGGATGGGGTGTAATGGTTGACTTTGACGAACGAAAACAGCGGATATTCTTACCTGACCATTATTATAGATGGATGCACCGATTAAGAGATGATATTCAGAGCGTTGGGCAAAATGAAGCCTAACGGTACTTGTGTATGAGAAGTAGGGGAATTTGGCTAACGGCTTTGATGCGAGGTGTACAACTCAATTCATTAACATCCTTGAATGGTGGCACAACAGCCCCTATTTCTTATACACAATGTTATGCCTTAGTATGGGCGGATTTACAGCACAAAGTTTGAATCGAAGAACAACAGTAATAATTAAATTTTTTGAGTGTGGGATATATCAGTAAAAAACAAAGAGAAGAAATTAAGCAAAAGTTTGGTGGGCTTTGTGCTTATTCAGGAACGCCACTTGAAGATGATTGGCAAGTTGAACATATAAAGCCACTTGTTAGAAATTGGTGGGATGGAACTTCAATGTTTCCTGATGCTCATTGTGATGAAAATCTTGTGCCTGTACAGAAAATAATTAACCACTATAAAGGGTCTTTAGACTTGGAAACATTTAGAACTTGGTTTTTAGGCGGATTGCACGAAAGATTGGATAAACCAAAGAATCCAAGAACTGAAAAATCTAAACGCAAAAAGGAATATTTAAATAAAGTGGCTTCATATTTTGGAATTACTCCAACAAAGCCATTTGACGGAATATTCTATTTTGAGAGCGTGGGTAAAGAAAAAATTTAATTATGGTGAATTTAGCACAAACGATACTACGAAGCACGACGCTAAGCATGTTTTATATTGCATGTTGTGCAATCGTTTTAATGTGCTGCCAACGCTATGGCGGTATGAACAGGCCGCCTTGTAAGTCTGTTCAAAATTTGTAAATAGCTGTCGGCGGCTTGTTTATACCGACCTGTTGGCAGCAGTTAAATTTAATCAGATGAAAGTAAAAGAATTGATTGCAGAGCTTCAAAAGCAAGACCCAGAAAAAGAGGTAATGATTCAGCAAGGTGAAGAGTTTGACTATATGAAAGCCTACACGGTTAAAGAGATAGAGTTGTGGGACGCAAACGCACCCGAAGAAGATGATACTATGGATGTGGTGGTGATTGAGTATTCTTAATTGCTGCCAACGTCCCGGCTTGTATGTGCCGTGCAAGCCTCATACAGAAAAAAAACGGCACTAACTTAACAGGCATGGCATATTACAAGCTTGTTAGAAAACGTTTAGCGGGATGATTTCACAAATAGCAATTATGATTTTTGGAGCTTCAGCAATTTGGTTTGTGAGTAGAACTGAAAAATGGAAACGATGGGGCTATATATTAGGATTGTGTGGACAACCATTTTGGGTATATACAACGATCCAAAATGAGCAATGGGGAATATTAATAATGACATTTGTTTACGCATATTCGTGGGCACAAGGAATTTGGAATTATTGGATTAAAACCGACTGAAATGGAAACAACTATAACAATATTAAGCGAGAACACTTCTAAAAGGAAATATGCTGATTATACAGATAAATCTATTGTAATAACTCAGTTTATTGATGGATATAAAAGCGTGGTGATTTTAAATAAAAATGAGTTAGAGGAATTAGAGAGAGTGGTTGGGGCTAAATTTAAGGCTTAGAACTGCGCGTAAGCAAATATTTTCTAACGTGCCACGTGTATGGTGTCGTGGCGTATAAATAGCACCAAAGTATCGAACAAGTAAAAAATTAATATAATGGAAAATACATCAAATAAAACACAAACCGAGCCATGCACTATACACGGTGTTATGCCTTCGGCTTTTGGTTATAGATTTTCGGTTACAAGTAAACAGAACGGTAGAACTGTTGGCACAGGCTTCTTTAAATCATCTAAAAAAATGACTAAGGATGAACAAATCAGTTTCTTACATCAATATACAAACGGAATATACTTGAGAAAAGAAGCCTTTGTAAGCATTGATGTTTTTGAAGCTGAGGCATAACACATATATAGCGTCAATGATGCATAATAAATTATCGTTAAATAAAAAAACCATGAAAACAAACAAAGAGATTCCAACAGTCGGCGATATGATAAGAGATACACATCGCCGAGTATCTCTCAAAACCGAGAGACAAAACGTAAAAATTTGGAAATGGCTAAATAGAATTGTAAATTTGATAATGTTTTTAGTCTTATTCCTGTTTTTCGTAAAAGAATGCATTTGAGATGAAAATTTCAGACTTAAAACCAAATCCTGATAATCCGAGATTTATCAGAGATGAAAGATTTAAAAAATTAAAGAAATCTATTGCGGAATTTCCAAAAATGATGGCCCTAAGGCCAATTGTTGTCGACGATAATAATATGATATTAGGCGGCAATCAGCGGCTAAAGGCTTTAATTGATCTTGGATATAAAGAAATTCCTGATACCTGGATAAAGAAGGCATCAGAATTAACAGAAGAAGAACAACGTCGATTTATTTTAATCGACAATGAAAATTTTGGGGAATGGGATTGGGAAATGATCAGATCTGAGTGGAATGTAGATGAGATTAATCAGTGGGGCGTAGATGTTAGTATATGGAATAATGCTAATGAAATGTCAGAAGATGATATTCTGTTAGATGAAGAAGAACTTAGAGAAATTGGTGCAAAAACAGACGTTCAAAGAGTCGTTTTTATTTTTGAAAACAAAGATGCTGCTGAAAGATATTTAAAAAAGTATAATATAAATGCTAAAAAACAAGGACAGGCATGGCAGGTCAGCATAAATACCCAGTCTATGTAATATCAAAAGGGCGATACTATAATCCTATAACAGCAAGATATTTTGACGAACATCAAATTGATTATCTAATTGCTGTCGAACCACATGAATTTAAAAAATATTCAGAAGTAATTGACTCAAGCAAGATTTTAAAATTGCCTTTTTCTGATTTAGGGCTTGGGAGTTATCCTGCAAGGAATTATTGCTGGGAGCATGCAAAAAAAAATGGACACAAATATCACTGGTTGTTCGATGACAACATCAGAGGATTTTGCAAATGGCAGGGCGGAAAGAAAAAAAACATATATGATTATAATGAGGCTTTAGTATTCGTTGAAGATTTTGTTAATAAATACAATATCGATATATCTGGCTTTGAATACAGATATTTTTCTACTAAACCGCCGCGAAAAGCATTTAAAATCAATTGTCATGTTTACTCAGCTTTGTTGATAAAAAATAATCTTAAATACAGATGGAGACTTAAGTATAATGAGGATGTTGACTTATGTCTTCAAGTATTGCATAACGGGGGCATCACAGCCTCAAGCCAGCTTTATTTAATAAATAAAACATCGACTGTTGCCAAAATGAAAGGTGGTAATCAAACTGAACTCTACAAGAACAACTCATACGACAAAAAACTCTTGAAAGCTAAAATGCTGCAAAAAGTATGGCCACAGTATGTAGATGTTGTAATTCGGTTTGGACGTCCGCATCACTTTGTTGATTGGCGAAAACATTTTGGTCGCAAATAAAGTTATATATTATGGATATGGATGACTGGAACATGACATGGGAAGATTATGACGCCGGAAAAGATGAAGACGGGAGTTTGTCTTTCAATTATTAAGATTTGCAGATAAATACACAGCCAAAGAAGTTTGGGCTACATTTATTGATAAGCAGCAATTTAGTTTGAATTCTAAAAAACCGATTAAAATAAACTAAAATGGCACGAGGAAGTAAAAAAAAATACGAAAACGAATTAATCGAAGTCATAAAAAAACACAAGATTGTTTATTTCGATCATTGCTTTGCGTTTACTTCATTTTCCCGCGCAACTGCATATAAGTACAATTTGGACAAAATAGACTACATAAAGGAAGCTATCATTCAAAACCGGGTAAAAGCAAAAACGTATATGATTAACAAATGGATAGCGAGTGACAATCCAACTTTGCAAATTGCTGCAATGAGATTGATTGCAACAAAGGAAGAACACATGAAGTTAAATCAGCATTACATAGATCATACCACAAACGGAGAAACAATTAATATCATCAACTTAGGTGACGGGAAAAAACCTGATTAATGAAATTATTAGGAAAACAACGAGAGGCAGTATGGTATCTTAATCATCCGGCAATTACGGAGGTTTTGTTTGGAGGGGCGGCCGGAGGTGGGAAAACTGCATTGCTTGCCTTGAGGGCTATTGAGCAGGCACAGAAATATAAAGGGAGTAGGTGGCTCCTCGGACGCTCAAAATTAAAAACTCTTAAAGAAACAACTCTCGCAACATTTTTTGACCTTTCTAATAAACTCGGAATATCAAATCAATATAAATACAATTCAGTTGGGGGTGTTATTAACTTCAACAATGGTTCTTCTATCATTCTTAAGGACTTATTTTTATATCCTTCCGATCCGGAGTTTGACTCTCTGGGTTCGCTTGAAATAACTGGCGCCTTTATAGATGAAGCATCGCAGGTCAGTTGGAAAGCTTGGCAAATTGTTCAATCGCGGCAACGATATAGATTGAATGATTTTGGTCTAACTCCAAAAACGCTTGGAACTTGTAATCCTTGGAAAGGATGGGGATACAAAGAATTCTATAAGCCAGCAAAAGAAAAAACCTTGAAACGGAACAGAGCTTTTGTTCAATCTCTTCCAACTGAAAACCCATATCTTCCGAAAACATATCTCGATTCTCTTCTTAGATTAGACGAAAATAGCAGACAAAGACTTTATTATGGCAACTGGGAATATGACGATGATCCGGCTCGATTAATCGAATCATACGATGCAATCGTAGATATTTTCACAAATGCAGGGGTTCGAGGGAAGAAATATATAACCTGTGACGCTGCGCGCTTTGGAAGCGATAAATCAATAATTTTAGTATGGGACGGATATGTAGTCATTGACGCAGCTGTTATGGAAATTTCAAAGACAACAGAAATAAGCGCCAGAATAAAGAAATTTCAACAACAATATAATATTCCAAATCGGCAGACAGTTGTGGATAGTGACGGTGTCGGGGGAGGTGTAGCAGATCAGGTAGATTGTGAGAACTTTGTAAACAACGCAACACCTTTTGAAATCAACGGAGAAAAACAAAATTTTTCAAACCTTCAAAGTCAATGCGGATTTGCTCTTGCCGATTGTATAAATGAAAGTAAATTGGCAATTGAGGTAGTCTTGTCAGGCGACAGAAAAGATGAAATTGCAGAGGAACTTGAACATCTTAAGCGAATAACTAACGACGCGGAAGGTAAAAAAAAGTTGGTTGGCAAAGATGAAATAAAAAAAATGATTGGACGTTCTCCGGATTGGCGTGATGCTCTTTTGATGAGATTTTATTTTGATTTAAAAACACAGAAAGAATTCTTTATTGTGTGATAATTTGCATTTTAAGAACAAAAATCCTTACATTTACAGAATGAGACAATTTACATACAAAGACTGGATTTTCATCATCACAGATGAAGCTAAGGGATTGAAAAAGGTAAGAATTACTCGTGTTTCTTCAATCAATGAGTTCAGCATCTCATTTATCGCTTATGACAGCATTGCTCAAGACGATGAATTGCTGATAAAGATGTTCAAAGGACAGATACAGACAGAATTGGATTTTATCAATCGATATGGCACTTAAGACTTTCCTACAAAATTTAAAAGCCCTTTCAAAAAAAGAATTTAGGGCGGAAATAACAAGGGAGAATGAACTCTACAAATCAATCCTTCAATATATATCAGGAGAAGGAATGTTCCTTGATCGCGACTTGTCTACCGACGATTATGTAAAAAAAGGGTATGAAGGCAACGCTGATGTTTTCTCAATAGCTACCAAAATTGCTGCAAAATTCGGAATGGCTCCCGGTAAACTACAGGTTAAAAGAAAAAACAAATGGGAAGACGTTGATTCACATGAATTCCTTGATGTAATTCAGAGACCTAATCATTATCAGACGTGGTTTGAATTCAAGATGGCATGGGAATTATTTAGATTGATAACGGGGAACAGCATTGTTTATTGTCCTAAACTTGAAAATGGCAACGACAAGGGAAAACTAACAACGAACGGGCTTTTAATGATGCCGACTCAACTCGTTGAAATTCGTTCTGGTGGCTGGTCTCAGCCAATTGGCGAGTATACTTTTACAATAAATGAGGCCGAAAAAGGCATATCCCCGGAAAATGTATGGCACGAACGTTTTCCTTCGCTTCAATATGAGCATGGACGAAACTTTATGGGGTTATCACCTTTAAAAGCAGCTGTAAGGATTATCAACATGCAGAATGGAGGTTATGACAGAGCTGCAAAAATGTACAATCAGGGGATGCCGCCATTTTTGATATCAGATGAAAATCTTGTTACCCAGCCAACGAAGGAGCAGAAAGAACAATTTGAAAATGTTTGGAGGAACAAATATAAAGATGACCGGAACGTTAATATCCCGGCGCTCATGGGCTCTGGTGTTCAAATTCATCAGTTAGGTTATAAATCAGTAAAAGAACTCGGAATATTGGAAAATGTTCAAGACGGCAGACGCGTGTTCTGTAACGTCCTTCAGGTAGCTGCCGAGCTATTCAATGACAGCGTCGGAAGTACTTTTAATAATAGAAGCGAGGCGCGGAAGGAGATGTGGACAGACAGGATAATGGTTGATTTGAGAGCGTTTCACGAAGGCATCACAAATAATATCCTTCCGGGCTATGCCGGCAAAGAAACAATGAGATACATTCCTGATTATTCAGAAATTGAAGAGTTGCAGGAAGACAAAGCAAAAAAATCAACCTGGGTTTCTAAGATGTACAATGATTCAGTAATTTCAGGTAATGAATACAGAGAGCTATTGGGAGTTTCACCTCTTGAAGAAGAACATCTTAACAGGAAATATATAGCAATGAATCGTATTCCTGTCGACCAGATAGACTCTGAAGTGTTTGATGTTACAGAGGAAGAGAAGGCCTTTTATCAAAAAAATGAAATAACTTACTGAGATGGCAACCTACGAACCATATAAGTACAACATAACACGTCACGAGGGGAACCTTTCTGATATAGAGATTGAATTTACGAATGTTGATTTGACGAACAACTCAATAAGCCTTGAGGTAAGAGACAACAATAATTCTTTAATTCTGAGGAAAACATCAGTGGATGGAATTACAATTAATCCTGATAATACGTCGTTTGTTATTCAACTATTACCAGAAGACACAAAAGGAAAAGCCGGTGTTCATCGATATGAAATTGATATAATGAATTCATTTGGGCAACCATATATCACCATTTATGGAGTTTTCACGATAACCCCTGAAATTAACGAAAGCTGATGGCAATAACTGTTAAAATATTAGAACCCATAAAATTGTCGGAAGATGGAACAGGAGCATTGAAGTTGAATATTCTTGATGCTCTGAATGCTGCTGATAATCCTTCTTCCAATAATGAGTATGTTGTTGCATCTGATTTGAATAGCAAACTTGACAATTCTGTTTCGATAAGGCAGGAACCAGGGACTTTCATTGTTGGCGTCGCTGATGGGAATAAGTATATCCGTTATACAGGCGCAACAGATATAACTGTTACCGTTCCGAATTCAATGTTAACAGGTCAACCAATCACTTTTTGGCAGGCCGGGGCGGGGAAGATTACGCTTGCCGGGGATACGGGGGTGATACTTAACGGCAATTTATCTACTGCCGGGCAATATACGGCTATTCAGATAATAAAAGTAGCTGATAATTTATTTGACGTAATAGGAGGTGTAGCATGAGCAGATTTTTAACAGCCGGGATTTTGCAGCAGGCAAGGAATTTAAGTCAGGGAATAATCCAAGAAGGGTTAATGTTGGAATATGACATAAACAATCCTTCATCGTATAGTGGTGGCAATATCATATATGATTTAAAAGGTGGAAATACATGTACTTTGAATAAAACTCCACAAACATTTACTGATAAAAGTAGTTATATAATTTTTGACGGAACAATATACGGTGCAGTTCAATTTAATACTCTTCCACTCCTCTCAGAGATAAATGGAATTTCAATTGTTATTGTTGGAGCATTAGTTTCTGGCAACGTATTGTCATGGGGAGATAATTATGGAATTAGATATAGGGAATATTATGATATATTTCAAGTTCTAAACAGTGGGGGAAATAATGCTTTTTCATCTTCTCAATTATCATCAAAACAATATATTGGAGCATCAATTTTTATTGCAACAGCATCTGAAAGTGGGTTAAAGATTTTTTCTAATAATATTATAGAGTATGGGGGAATCCCGTTCATTAATACTTATTCAGGAAGTAGTTTAGCTATTGGTACAAGACTTCCTGACAGAATGAGTGAATCTTTAATTGGTGACATTAATTATATTTCATTATATAACAGAGAATTAAGTGATGAAGAAATTTTATATTTGAATAATATTTTAAGTAATCGATTATGAAAACACTACTATATAACATACAGACAAATCAAGTAGGCTCTATTAGACAAGGGGAATATTTGGTTGACGGCAAGAAGCCTAAATTACCTTCTCACATCGTGGAATTACAGGTGGTAGAGCAGGAAAGACCGTCTATCCCTGATACACAAAAGTTGTCGGCAGAGTGGGTGGTTGATTTGGAGAATAAGGAATACAGGCAGGAATACACTATATATGAAAAAACTAAAGAAGAGATCGCTCCCCATGTGATAACGAAAGCTCAAGGTCTATTAATGCTTGATCAATTAGGCTTGTATGAGCAATTTATAACACAAATAGAGGGTATGACAAAGCGTGAAAAAATAGTTTTTGAAGCTACAAAAGAATGGGAATATGACAATGCCCTTGTCAATAAATTTGTTGAAGCATTTGGATTTTCAGAAGACCAGAAGATGGATTTTTTTATTGAAGCAAGTAAGATAATCGTCTAAATTATAGTAAAATGGACAAAGAAACAAAATCAGTCAAGACAAAAACTGTTGCAGACAGGAAAAAAGAACTTATAAAGGCTATCAAAGCCTGTAATGCTGACAATCTTCACAAGTCACGAATTTTAAAAATCATCGAGGATGTATATAGCGAAGAATAAGACAATGAGACGAATTCAATTGATATTTAAGCATGCAAGGCGAAATTTCGACCTTGTAACTTTCTTATCTGTTATGTACTTATTGATGATAGTAACAATTGTCTCTTTAGCATTAAAAGGTTTACTGTTCTAATATGCCAATACCGAAGCCGCATAGTTCTGAATCGAGACCTGAATTTTTGCAGCGATGTATGAATTCTGCTACGATGCGCTCTGAATTTCCTGATGAGTCACAGCGTTATGCTGTGTGTATTTCTCAACTCCCTAAAGAGAAGGCATATCAACAACGTTCATGGAATACAACACAACGTTATCGAGCACAATTCAGACGGAAATATCTGAGTGTCTTTCAAAAAACCATGGACAGGATGGTAAAGCCGGTTTTTGAAGAGCTTCTCAACGTTGGGGCAGATACGATTGTCGGGCAGATGGATTCTTTAATTCAGGAAACAGAACTTCGTAATACGTATCATAAATTTTATCGGGAAGTTGGGACTTACTTTGCAAAACTCGATTTCAAAAAAACAAAAAGTATCGTAGGAAACATCACGATTAAAAGCCCTATAACGGGAATGAATGTTAAACAATCAGAAGAGGAAGAGATATTAGAGGATGTATGGGCTGCCGGATTTTATGACTATGTTAACAATCGACTTGGCGACAGAATTGTATCTGTAACAGGCGACACAAAAAGATTATTTCAAAAATATCTAAATGACTTATTGAAGGAAGACCCCGGACTTGGGAGTAGAGCTCAAGCAATGAGCATGCATGATAAGCTAATGGAAAAATACTCATGGGATAGGCGTTGGCGTCTTCAGCGAATAGTAAGAACCGAGACAACGACAGCGAGCAACGTTGGAAGCATCACCGGCATGGATTCAACAGGGTATGACTATGAGAAAGAATGGATAGCAGCTTTTGTTAATACAAGAGATGATCATGCAGCTGTTCACGGACAACGCGTGCCTAAAAATGATTTTTTTCAGGTAGGATTTGACACAATGGAATATCCCGGTGATCCCTCCGCCTCAGCGGCGAATGTAGTTAACTGTATGTGTACACATTCATTTCATTTAATCAGATAGTTTGACAGAATGAAAAAAAATATATACATTTACGAAATAAGATGTAAAAAGTGTCGAAAATTGCTCGGGAAATCAAAAGAGCGACATCCTGAAATTGAGATAAAATGCCCCCGCTGCGGGTTTGTAAATGAGCTTCAAGAAAGCCGAAATCATTAAGTTGGTTTCGGCTTTTTTAATATAAGAATATGGAACAAAAAGTAATTAAATCGATAACAAAAAACTCTGTCAAGGATGTTGATTCTAAACAGGGTATTGTGAAGTTCGCTTTTGCAGCTTATGACAAAGCAGACAGTGATGGAGATATTATTCACGCTGGTGCGTATAAAAAATCATATAAAGAAAGAGGGCCGAAAGGTACCGGGCAAATTAAGCACTTCAAATGGCACGATAACAGATATGTTCCCGGCAAACTCTTAGAGATTTACGATGAAGGCGGATACGGAATTGCCGTTTCAAAAATTGCCAGTACAACCTTGGGCAAAGATACCTTAATTGAATATCAGGAAGGATTAATCACGGAACATAGTCACGGCTTTAATCAACTTAACGCTAAAAATCAGGATGATAAAGGGTTAAACCATATCACTGAGGGGTTTTTATGGGAAGTATCAAGCCTTACAGGTTGGGGCGCTCAATCGGATACTCCGACACTTGACATTAAGGACATTAAGTCAGAACAACAGTTAATCAACACACTCGATGTGATTAATAAGTATCTGACAGTCGGTGAATTTTCCGACGAACTGTTAAAGGAATTTGAAGTAAAATATAAACAAATGCAAATACTGTATAACCAACTAAAGTCGCTTGATGGCACCGGTGCCCGGCCGCTTGATGGCACTAAAGGATGGGAGTATTTAATTAATAACTTGAAAATCTAAAGAAATGGAAGATACAAAAATCAAAGAGTTTACCGATAAGGTAAATCAGAGTATTAACGACATTCTGAAGAGGCAGAAAGAAATCGGAGATGCTCTTCAGGGGAAAGTTGACACGAAACAGCTTTCTGAATTGTCAGAAAACCTGAAAGGAGTGCAGGATAAGCTTCAAATCGAAGGTAAGGACCTTGGAGAATATGCTAAAACTCTTCAGGAACACAACAACAACCTTGAGACTCGTATTAAAGAACTCGAGGAGAACAAAAGTGCTTCATACAAATCACAAGCTCAGTTGATTTATGAAGGACTGAAATCAGCTTTGAAGGAGGGGCGTAATAACTTTATCGCGAAAGCAAAAACTGACGAAGGCATTGAAATTAAGGCCAACGAGGTGAATTTCTCTAACAGCTTTACCGAAAACTATTACCAGGCAATTCCTCAAGACACGCGTCTTCCCGGAATCCAGCAGGCCCCAATGCCTCAACCAACCGTTTTCAACCTTATGAATCCCGGCGTCACATCGAAGCGTTATGTCCCTTATGTTGAACGAACTGGATACACTTCAGGGGCTTCAATGGTTGACGACACCACAGCAGGCGGACAGGCTGATATTAGCTTCACAGATAAGCAGGCAATCGTTAAGAAAATCTCTGTTAAGCTCTATGCTTCGCGTGATTCAATCGATGATGTTGATTATCTGCAAAGTGAAATTCAGCGCCTGTTGAATCATGACATTGTCCAGAAGCGTGAAAACCAGCTTTTGACAGGTACCGGAACCGGCAACGATCTGCACGGGTTGATTTATTCAGCAAATCCAATCGCGAAACCATTTGCCAAACCTGCTGGTATTAAAGCAGTTGTTGAGCCTTCTATCAGTGATGTGTTGAATGTTGCTCTTGCACAAATCAGTCTTGGTAAGGATAATGATTTTGAAACCGGCTACATGGCTAATGGTATCGTGCTTCATCCTACTCAGGTTGTGAATATGATGGGCGACCGGGCAAGTGATGGACACTTTAGAAAACACCCACTTCTTTCGATGGATGGTCGTTCTTTTGCTGGTGTTCCTATTGTTCAAAGCAAATTCATTGACCATGATTCATTCTTGATTGGAGATTTCCGTCAAGCAAGGCCTTTTGTTCGCCGGAATATTTCTTTGAAGATTCTGGATCAGAACGCTTCGTTGGGAGAAGAAGATGTATTGACATTCGTTCTTACTTACCGAATTGCTTTCTTTGTGCCAACACCTCACGACTACGCATTCACGTTCGGCACTTTTGATAGTGCTTTAAGTCAAATTACCAAAACAGTAGGATAATGAAGAAATTGTTAGTAATAATGAGTGTGCTGCTACTTAGCGTAGCAGCCCTCACAGCTCAAGACAGAACTGTTTCACGAGTGCTCGGAACAAATTATACAATGCTCGAATATCAGGGTGTTGCTGCCGACGCACTCGGAATATCTGTCGATACCCTTGAATATACTTTGAGGGTTGATAAAAATCGGCCTGTCTTACATAATATTCAAGTAAAGACTTCGCCTGTCGGAACCATAGATGGAGTTATCACGGCCTCAGTATTCCTCCAGGGAAGAGTTTTCTCTACTGATAGTTGGTCAAATATTGATGTAACCAAAACGGCTCAGAATGTAACGTCCGAGTTAACAGTCAATTTTTATAGCGACCTGTCGGCGATGCTCGATACTACGGCGGCCAATACAGCACCATTTTATCGGCAGTACCGGGTACTTATATTATTCGATAACACTACCGGGTTAACTGCCGGAGAGCAGGTGAAACTTGATTGGATTTACTGGAAATTTTACGAGCGATGATTAAAACAAAGCGAATAACAGTATATGACAGCAATGGGGAAGCGCGAAACGTGCTTCCCCATGAAGCTGAAATTCTTAAGAAGTCAGGATTTGTCACAGAAAAGAAGAAGAAAGAGAATAAAGAAGAACGCGTGACGAAGGAAGAAAAAACTCAAAGAACAACTAAATGATCTTAAGAGTAAAGACACCGGCTACGAAACTCGCTGTTTCAGTTGAATTTGTCAAACAGTATCTCAGATGGATAGACACATCACCTGAGACGAATGACATTATCGAAGAATACATTTTAGCGGCTACGGAACTTTTTGAAGGCGTTCTTGATCGTTCACTCGTTGAAAAAACTTATGAAATGACCTTCTCTAAAGAAGAGATGCGCGTTAATGAGATAATGCTTTTACGCCCGCCTCATAAAGCAAATTCTGTGTCTGTTAAAAGAGTTGAATTCGGCGAGGAATCGACAATTACTAATTTTTATATAGATGATTTGTCCGGTGTCTTTAATCTTACAATTTTAGATGGAACATCTGGTTTTTTCAAAGTTGAATTTCAGTCAGGATACGACAACATCCCTTCCGGCTTGAAGATGGCATTGGCAGAGCAGGTTGGGAATTGGTACGAAGGAACTACTGATATGGGTGAATTATCGAAGTCAGTTATGGCGAAAATAGGCGTTTACTCAAATAATTTATGAGACATAAAAATTACAATAAGATAGTAACAATCAAAGAAGCTACTTATTCAACAGATGAACTCGGTGATCGATATGAGAAAACGCCTGCTGAAATAGCAACTGAATATGCATCTATAAAGCCTGCTTCCGGGAATCGACTAATTAAGTATGATCAGAATATACGGGAAGCAATTTTTGAAATCAAAATGCATTACCCACAATCGTGGGAACCGTCAAAAGATCAGATAATAACACATCGAAACGTCGATTATCAGGTGTTAAGTTGGTTAACTGATGAACGTGAATTTGAACTCATTCTTGAAGTCGTAAAAATTGAGAAATGATTAGTCTCAACATACCAAAATCGGAATTGAATAAACTCGAAAGAGAAATTAAGAGGTATGCAAAGCAGAATCATTCTAAATTAGGGCTTGAAATAGCAGATGCGACATTGACAGCTGAACGACTTGCAAAGAAAAAGGCGCCTGCAAAGGAAGGCGATTTGAGGCAAAAGATAAGAAGCGAAATTCAAAAAGGAACGTTAACAGGCACTGTGATTTCAGGAGCTGACCATTCAGCCCCGGTAGAATTCGGCAGTAAACCTCATGTTATCCGGGTTAAAAATAAGAAGGTCTTGGCGAATGTAAACACAGGCCAATTTTTCGGTAAGAAAGTGAATCACCCAGGGACGTCGCCTCAACCATTTTTAGAGCCTTCTGTACGATATGGATATAAGAAGCTAATTGATAACATGAAAAAACTATTCAGATGACAGCCAAAGACCCGGTTCAGGAAATATTAAAAGCATATATGACAATCCTAAACGGGATTTCATACGATAATATCCCTGTACCTGTCACGGCTACATTCAATCATTCTGATACCGTATATGTAATGTTGTCAATTCCAAGTTTCGAAAATAATGGCACAGACGATTCAGTAATATACGAGTTGACCTTACGTGTTGAAGTAGTTACTGAGTATCTGGCGAAAGAAGAACGCGAGACGGTAGCGAATAAGATAATGGAGCAGATAACACCGTTAATTTCAGATGAAACGGCAGTTAACGCCTTACTTTCAAATTTCAATGTGATACTTGTTTATCCTCAATCAGCTTCGAGAGAAGTCGATCAAGATAACATCAGTAGTTTAATTATTAAGAGGAAAGATTTCACACTAATAACAGAGCAACTATGAAAAAAATCATTTATGCAATATTAATCCTGATAGCAATTATTGCGACGGCTGCAACGACTATCAATAGTTCAAGATTAGTTAGTCAGTTGACGGTTAATGAGCAAATCGTTTCAGGACAAATAAATCAGGCTGTCAATCACTCAGCCCTGAATGAAGTTATTAATTATCGAGCCGGTACCGACTATGAGCCGAGCCACGTTTATTCAGCGCAACTCACTTCCGGCACATCAATTGATTTAACTTCATTGACAAACACGTTGGGTGAAGCGCTTGATCTCACTGGTGAGCGAATTTTAGCTATAAAATTTAAGAATTCATCAAAGACCGGAACCGGGGCTATCAACATAACCCAAGGATCGGTAAATCCATACCCACTATTAGGAAGCACTTATTCAATCACTTTAAAACCTAAGCAGAGCATTCTGTTTAATTGTGATACGGCGCTCACTGCTGTGAGTGCTTCAGCATTATCGATTGATTATACATTAAATTCTGACACCTTAGAGGTGCTATTATTAACCGGAGTAAATTAAAATATCATGGCATACAAAAAAGGATTAGCATTAAAAGTTAAAATCGGCGCTCAAGCGGTAGTTGGGATGAGATCAAAAGAACTCAACTATGAAGCCGACCTTGCCGAGGCAACGACAGACGACAGCGTCGAGATGTGGAAAGAATATGTATCGCTTCAAAAGGGTGGTACTATTTCTGTTGAAGGACTTCACAATCCTGATTTGACAGGCGCGGGCCTTGCAGAATTCTTAGCAAGTTTGAAAACAGGGGCTGAAGCAACTGTCTACTTTGGTGGAATTGAAGTCGGCGACTCTTACGAAGAAGCGGCCGCGATTGTTAATTCAGTGACCTGGTCAGGTGAATATACCGACCTTCAAAATTATTCAGTAGAAATGACTATAACCGGGAAACCTGAGACAAAAACAGTACAATGAGTAATTTTGTTGAATTAAAAACAAGGGCCGGGGGCTTATGGCCTTTCGGCCTTTTTTTTAAACGGAAAATTGGTTTTCTGTTTACACAATACGCGTGGTTCTTTGCCTTTGATGAATTGAATGTATCTCCTGATGACTTCAATAAATTGGATCAGGGAGAACAGTTAGCATCAGTAGCTGCCGGCGCGGCAAATTATTGTAACATGAAGCAGGGCAAAAAGAAGCGATACACGACAAAGGAGATGACGAATATTCTTATGAAAGCCACTATGGAACAGAACAAAAAAATTGGTATGGCAATGGTAAATGCTTCATGGCCTGAATGGATGACTATGCTATCAAAAGAGAAAGAAGGAGAACAGGAAATAGCAAAAAAAAAATCAAAAAAGAAGATATAATTGAAGTAGCTATTCAGGATTTAGGACTTACTTATGAAGAATTGCTCGACACAACGCCGGCAGAGTTATATCGACTTCAACTTTTCTATTTGAGGAAACAGGAACGTAGATGGGAGATAGCGAGAGAAGTAATTGCTATGATTCATAATGGTTCGATGAACGCGAGACGTGCAATCAAGGGAAGAGATATTATTGAATTATCCTTTGACAACAAAAAATCTGAATATGAGTGGGACGACGACCTGGTTCGTAGAATGTTAAAAGTCTGGAACTGATGAAAGTAATAGGTAAATTAAAAGCGATATTAGGCCTTGATGATAAGCAATTTCAGAAAGGACTTGATAAATCGAAAGCAAGTGCTAATAAGTTTAGTTCTCAGATAAAAAAATTGGGAGCTACAATAGCAGGTGCTTTTGCAGTAAAGAAAGTTTTTGATTTTGCTAAAAAATCAGTTGAGGCTGCCGGTATTCAGGAACAGGCAGAGGCAAAGTTAAGAGCTGCAATTGAGGCAAATGGAAAAGCTGTAGATGAAACATTCAAATCTCATGTTGAATTTGCTTCTCAACTTCAAAAGTTAACCACTGTTGGAGATGAGACAACAATCGAGCTCATCCAGATGGCCGAGGCCATGCAATCTGATGCCCCGCAACAGGCAGCACAGGGAGCAATTGCCTTGAGCAAGGCATACGGAATGAATCTTCAGGCTGCTCTTAAAGGAGTTGCTCGCGCTCAGGCTGGTGATTATCAGATGCTACAACGATATATCCCGGCGCTTCAAACAGCTTCAACAGAAGTTGAAAAACATGCAGTATTCCAAAAAGCTCTTGCAGATGGATTTGAAATTGCAAAAGCTGAAGCTCAAACTGGCACTGGGGCGATAAAACAAATGCAAAATGCCCTTGGCGATGTAATGGAGAGGGTTGGAAATGCTCTTTTACCAATTCTTACAAAATGGGCTGACAAAATAAAACAAGCGGCAATATGGATACAGGATAACGAGGAAAAAGTAAAAAAGTGGGCAACTGCACTCGGAATAGCCGTATCAGGATTAGGCGCTGCAAGAATTGCAATGATAGCGTTGAATATTGCAATGAAAGCAAACCCGATCGGCTTGATAATTTCAGCATTAGGAATTCTTGTCTCCGCTTTTATTACAGCGTATAAAACTTCAGACAAATTCAGAGCAATTGTCATTTATGTTGCAAAATCAGTTGCATATCGCTTTCAAATAGCTTTTGCTCTGATAAAATCAGGCGTTCAATCACTATATGATACAATTAAGACTTATTTTTCTTCGATAGGCGACAGCGCGAAGGTTCTCTGGGATGCCATTAAAGCGATATTTACAAAAGGTAAAAGTCCTGGAGAAGTTTTGAAGGAAGGATTTGCGAAGATAGCCGGAGATTTTAAGGACTTAGGAAAAAGGACAGGAGAGAATTTCAGAAAAAACTTTGAGGGCATATCTAAACCTAATTATCAGGAAATTCTTGCAAAAGAAACGGCAGAAAAAGCCGGTGAAGAAAGTGGTAAAGCCGCCGGAGCAGGTTTTGCAAGAGGCATGCAGCAGGGAATGGCCATGGGAATGACCGGTGGAGGTGGCATTGGCGGGGAGCAGGGCGGAGAAAAAATGCAAGGCCTTGGAATTACTCCTTTTGACACTGAAACAGTAGAGCCGCAACTTGCCAATATGGACGCTTTCATTCAAAAGAATAATGAAATTGCTGCTGCATTACAGAATACAGGGGCAAATTCACAGATAGTTGGAAGCATTATAGGCAATGCCTTTCAAGGTATGCAAACGTCAATTTCTGATGCACTTGCAAACTCTAAGAATATCTTACAAGGATTTTGGACATTTTTCAAAGATTTTATCAAAGGATTAATCATTAAATTAATTGCAGCAGCAACGGCTGCAGCCGCTCTGTTCGCCTTATTATCACTGACAGGAATAAATGTTGGCGGATTAAGCTCTGCAAGCAAATTTAAAGACGTATTTGGAGCAATTTCAGGCATAAAAGGCATGGCCGGCATGGCAAATGGTGGTGTTGTCCCTGCCGGATACCCTAATGATACTTATCCGGCAATGTTAACGTCTGGTGAAATTGTTACACCGCCGGACAAACTCCCGACTATCGCAGCTGGCGGCGGACGCTCAGAGGAATTGAAGACACGAATTTCAGGACAGGACATAGAAATTGTACTTCAAAAATGGGGTAGAAATAAAAACAGGATAACCTGATGGCATATAACAAGAAATATTATCTTCCTTTCAAAGACTTCAAAAATCAATCGTGGGAACTTGAACTCGCGAAAGAGGAATATTCCGGAACTTCATATAAGCTAATAGGTACCGGCGACCCTGTTATTATGAATGACCCAAATAATGGCAAAGGCAAATTCACACCGATTAAAGGGTCAAAACTCGATATGAACTTTCTTGTTTCACCTGCTATAAAGGAAATGTTTCGGCAAGATTTTGGGAATATTACAGACAGGGAATGGCGGGCTATCCTCAAAAAGACAGTCGGAGATAGTATTTACAAAGGGAGTGTATCAATTGATACACTTGATATTCTTAATGTATCAACTGATCCAACTGCGGACGTTGAAATAACTGGTGTTGGGAGTGTCGCTAATGATTCTTTTTGTTATGTTGAATTTTCATTAGGGCTTTTTAGTGGTGCTGATCAAACTTTGCGACTTGTTGCTTTAAAAGATGAGTATAGCATTAATGACGTTTACGATGCAATTGTACTTGCTGAAGTAACTGTATTATCAACTGATTCATATGACGATGTTATTAATAAAATCATAGCTCAAAATCCTAAATTTACACAAGAAACACCTCAATATCTTGACAGACGATTAAAGTACACAGAAACAGATTATGAACCTCGTATAAAAACATCCTGGCAAATAAAAATTGATTATACTTCAGATTATCTCTATAAATATTTTTACTTTTCTGCCACGACTTCGAGACAATGGATGGAGATAAATTTCATTGCAGCCAACGAGCTTGCATCAGGAACGCCGTATGCTTATACACTCGCAAGACATTATTTTGATACAGGCGAAAATTTTGTAGATATAGCAAATGATATTGTTCAACAAATTAATGACTACGGTACGCTGACTAACATATATTTCCCGGTATCTGATGATTATTCAAATGTTAATTTTCAAGCATCGCAAAATCTTCCTTACAATCTTGCAAATTTCACAATTACGCTCGACGGACTTGGAGAGATAGGAAATATCCCTATCAGAAATGAATCAGAGTATACGTCAGGTCGTCCGAATGACACTTTTATTGAGATAAGGCAAATAAATGGCGGCACATACTCGTGGACAAAAGAAAATTTTACTGGCGGAGATTCCGGGGGAGACTATTTTTGGATACAATTAAATGACGGAAATTTCAAAATAATAGGAAGCACAACAGCTTATGAAGGAGATACTATACAATCAATAATAGAACGACTTGTTAATTCTGTTCAAGATAACACATCAATATTTAACGTTTACATTGATATTGTTGATAATTCAATGATACATCTTGAAACGTCAGAAGACGCATCAACATGGACGTATAGAATAGCAACAAGCGGTAATTCTTCTGTTTCACCGATTGATTTTGTTTCATTTTCACAGTCTGGTGGCAGCATAAATAAATGGGTAGGATGGATAATCCCGGGGATTTACAAAGAACATAGAACATCAGGATATGTTAACATTAGCATGACTGCGATTGATGGACTTGGAGATTTAAAGAACATCCCTTTCGATATGAGAGGAGCCAGGGCTTTTGAATTAAAAAATTTGCTTGAAATTGTTGTCTTTTCACTTGCAAAAACCGGTCTTAATTTTGATATATATGAAGCATTTGATTTGTATGAATTAAACATGAATACAAACTCGTCCCCGCTTGAACAGGCGTATCAGGAAACCGCAAGACTTAACGACAGGTCCTGTTATGATGTACTTGAGGAGATAATGACTATTCTAAAAGCTGAATTGCTTCAAAAAAACGGGCACTGGGAACTTCGGCCAAAAGATAAATTATTAGATACATTTTCCTACAGAACTTATTCGGCATATGGAGCTAAAAAGGGAACAGCGAATAAGACATTTAACATATATGATGTAGGGGGTAAATCTTATTCAAACATATTACTTAACAATAATACAGAAATTGAATATGCTGATGTATACAGAGGTATTCAGTTGAAACAATCTTTTGGGTTTGTTGATCAACTGTTAAAATTCCCGGCTTTTTCAAATGTTGATGAATTTTTAAATGAAGAAACCCCTAATCACTTATACCCGTGGCAGTTGTTGTTTAACGGTGTTATTCAGTCTTCATTTCTTTCAAAAGTATATAAATCTGGTGATTATCTTGTTTTATCAAGCGATTACGGACAGGCAGATAAGTTCTATTTAGGACAAAAATTTCAAATAGGTAATATAATTCAAGGAGATACGCGTGACAATCAATTTGAATTATTAATAAGATATTTAGGGGGAAAAAATGATCCTAATGTTGCAGCTAATTTCAATATTCAATTAGTGATAAGCGATGGGACAACTTCCCTGTGGCTGAATGAGTCAGAAGAGTTTGGCTTTACCTGGGAAACAATAGAAACAGACATGCTAATTGATTGTTCAGAAACATCAGGGGATCAGACATTCTCTTTAAAATTTGATTACCCAGAAACTTTCAGTGCTCAGGAAGCAAAAGCAGAGATAAGAATTTATCAGCCTGATGGAGTTAGAGTTTATTTAAAATCAGTCGAAATAAAAATAAACGCTTATGCAAAAACAGGCGTTAGAAATTACTCTTATCATCAACAAAATGTAAATGAACTTACTTATCAAGTTTATGATCAAGACATAAATATTGGAGATGTTCCTCAACTCATTAACGCTAAGCAGCTATATAAGAATGCTCTATACTGGATAGATGGAGAAGGCAACAATCACTTAACAGGATTATGGGATACAAACCCCTCTTCGCCAGTTAATCCAAAGCGATTACTTGACCATGTGAGACATTTTTACTTAAGTGAATATGCGAAAACTCCGGCAGGGGTTACTGCCGACAGGATGGGGCCGCCAATTATCCTATCGGCTGATATTTACGGGACGCTTGAGCTTCGTGATATTATCAGAGTGAAGACGATAGATGATAAGCTATTCACTCTGACGGGGGGGCAGTGGAATATAAAGAGGTGCCTTGTTTCAGGGGAGTGGGAGCAGATAAACCTGGATACATCAGGACTTACAGTTATTGATGAAGAGAAATCATTCGCTGAAAGCTCTTCTGGTAAGAATAGTTATACAACAATTTCGGGAAGTGAAGAAGCTATGCCGGTTGACCTTAGTAATTACTTAACGCAAGACCAGGTGAATGCTTTAATTCTTGGCAAGGTAGGAACATTCTCAGGCAGCTCAATTACAAACAGGCAGATAACAATTTATCACAACTTAGGATACGAACCGACTTACGTTGTTCTTTTGAAGGCCGGGAAACAACTTAATCCTGCTAACTTTACGTTTGACACAGAGCAGAGCACTGACCATATTATTATTACACTTTCAGTACCATTTCAATTAACAGACACTTTTAAATATCGAATATTATGAAACGATTAATTTTATTTTTACTGGTTCTAAATAGCGTATTTGCCGGCGCTCAAATTCCGCCATCTGAAGGGCCGGATTTTTACGGCACACGGCATTTTATTTCATTAGACGTGGCGGATACTCTTTCGCTTTCCATGCCGGGAGATACTATTTTTGTGCATTCGACAGACAGTGTTTTCGTTGACAAGTTACTTCAATCGTCGGTTGGAGCTATTGACCACGGGAGTTTGACCGGCCTCGACGACTCCGCCGATCACCCATGGGCGCTTGAGTGGAATGATACTATTTCAACAATAGCAACTCGATATTGGTCAACAGGTCAGTTTGAACAGAAATTTGTAAAAAATACAGCGTTTAATAAGAATTTTGGCACGACAGCAGGCACTGTAGCAGAAGGAAATGATAGCAGGATTTTGAATGGACAGACAGCTTATTTGTGGGGAGATCACTCTCTTCAGGGTTATGCTACTGAAACATGGGTAGGAACGAATTATCTTGGAATTAATGCTAAAGCAGCAGATGCAAACTTATTAGATGGATTAGACTCAGGTCAGTTTCTTCGTTCTGATGTGGATGATATTGCTACAGGGAAACTTAAATTTACAAATGATTTCACGGCTAGAGGGCATGTTTTTTTATACGCCTTTGAAGGAGAAGGAAATTCAGGAACAGCTTATCTGCAAGCCCGGGATAATTCTGGAACATCGAATATTGATTTACAACTTAGAACTCAGAATGCTGGAAATTTAGTCAATGTAATGAAGCTAACTTCTGGGGGGAGAGTTGGAATAGGTATAGCTATGCCTACTGAAAAATTAGACGTTAACGGCAACATCCTCGCCTCTGGTGAAGTAACAGCTGATAATATCAATACAACAGTACAATCATTATCAGGGACAACAGTAACATGGAATGCCTCATCAGGGCACCATGCTAAAATTACCCTTTCAGGCAATACAACAATAACGATGAGTAATTTAGTTGCCGGGACAACAGGTAACTTGACTGTAACAAATGCAAGTACGGCGTACACAATTACGTTCTCAGGATACACCTTTTACATTTCCCCGGCACTTAATGCTTCGGGGGACACCATAACAATGAGCGGAGCATCGGAGAAAGACGTATTATCATGGTATTATGACGGAACACAAGTATTTATAAACGGAACTTTAAGCTATGAATAGACTAAAATTTTTATCAGGGATTATTTTAATTAGCCTGTCTTCGTTCGGACAGGGGAATTTTTTCTGGTCGCACGCCGGGAGAGTGTGTGAAGCGTGGGATATTACGTGTTATGAATATTCGGGGGTGAGTATTGGGACGCAAGATGCAGCTCCGCAAGGTTTATTTTTTAAGCCGGACGGCATGAAACTGTATGAAATCGGAAGCGATGGTGATTCAATCTATCAATACACCTTATCAACGGCGTGGGATTTATCTACTGCTACTTATGATAGTATTAGCATTGTAACGCAAGATACAGCGCCATTAGGTTTATTTTTCAAGCCAGATGGCACGAAATTATATGAATTGGGGAATAATTCTACTAAAATTTATCAATATTCTTTATCGACAGCATGGGATTTGTCGACAGCAATTTATAATAATCTAAATGTAGATGCACAAAATTCTAATCCATTAGAATTTTTCTTTAAATATGATGGAAGTAAATTATATTTAGTAGGCGAACCGGCAACTATATACCAATATTCTTTAAGTCAGGCATGGGATTTATATACAATGAATTATGATAGTATTAGCATTACAACTAACAATATTTCTGGACTTGGTTTATTTTTCAAACCGGACGGAACAAAGCTATACGAAATTGGGCCAACCTTTGATTTAATTTATCAATCTACATTATCGACAGTTTGGGACTTATCAACAGCAACTTATGATAATCTAAATATTTCAACACAGGATATTTCTCCATCAGATTTATTTTTTAAACCGGACGGGACGAAACTATATGAAATTGGAGCTGACAGCGCAAAAATTTACCAATACAACCTAAAATGAGACAAAAATTATCATTCACATTTACGCTTTATCTGATAATTTACCTGATTTGGGTATTCTGGGGAGAATATTCCAGAACCTGGAGCACCATTTTATATCTGAATGAGAATTTTCTTGTTATCAGCCTTTTGATAATTCTCTCAAATATCATAAAAGAAGCAAGATTGAAGATTTTTTCTTATATTGTTATAGCATTTAAGGCATTATTGTGCTGGATAAATTTGATGTTTTATCTTAACTTTGAAATAAATGAATTTTATACAGATATTTTAATTGTAAATTACTGGCTAATAGCATTATCATTTTATTTATATGCCTCTAACAAAAGAATATATCAATAAGAAATGGCTCGATTGGATAATCACCCTGATTATTTCTATAATAGCGATTTTTACGTCGTTTAATTTAGAGTTATTCGGTAATCTTGCCTCTAAAGATTATGTTGACAAGGAAATCGAATCAGTAAGGAGAGAACAGGAAATTCAGAATGAATCAATGTTCATTCTTCTTAAGCGGATAGATAAGCGAACAGAACGACTTGAAGACAGAATCAACGAACGATTTGACAAATGAAAAGGGCAAGAAATTTTAAGATACACGAGCTCGTTTGTCCTGATATTTATAAACGAGACAAAGAACTCGCATGGCGGTATTTCCGACCTGAATTGATTGACTTCATTGATTGGTTTCGGGAAAGAATAGATCGGCCTGTTTATATAAATAACTGGTATTGGGGTGGCGACAAGACACAACGCGGATACCGGTGTAATTTGTGTCCTTTAGTAAAAAATAAAAATATACTGTACGCTTCTGCGCACATGTTAGGCGCAGGGGTCGATTTCAATGTAAAGAACGTTCATCCTAATGACGTACGCGAATATCTTAAAGACAATATTCACGAATTCTTTAATGACAATCCTTGTTACATAAGAAAATGCAGGATTGAAAGCAATATTTTGGCGCCAACCTGGGTGCATATCGATTTTTTTGAACATCCAAACGACGGAATTATTTATGAATTTTAAAAATCAAAGCTATGAAAATAGGTTTTTTTGAAACTTGGAACAAAGAAGCTGGACTGGTTGAATTCAGCATTACACGTGTTCAGATGATTTTAATGACACTTTTTGTCATGTTCTTTTCGTATCAGTACTTCGTAACGGAAGGAAACCAGATTACGATTAACGCGATAACGTTAATTGTAGTGTTCCTGTTCGGGGCATATTTCCCGAAAGCATTGAAGGATTTTTCGTCTTTAAAAGACAAAATCAAATGAAAAAACTTGGCAATACAATATTGATTTTAGTTGTTTTTGCCGTCATTTTTTTGATTTTATACCTCAATAGGCAAAATGCGTCATTGAAGAAAGAAAAATCAAAATATGAAGCTATTTTAGACAGTATCAAGGCGGTAAAAGCAATGCCGCCTGATACCGTCTTTAAAGACACAATTATTGTGTCTACTAATACTATTACATTTTCAAGTCAATTCGATGATTTGCCTGAAATAGATAACTACTCAACTTATAGAGATAGTATTGTCAATGACTCCATCCGCATTTGGGCAGATATAAGAGCCAAAGAGCTATATCAAATTGATTGGAAATATACCCCTGTCATCCACTTCAAAGAAAAAGAAATCACGAAATTTCGGCCGGTCGTGGTTCCTGAATACATCGAAAAAGAAATTTTCAATAGAGGGTTCTATCTAACTTCCTCAATAGGGTTCGGGGATCAATTCGCCGGAACCATAGGCCTTTCTTACATGCCTTCTAATAAATACTCTTTAGGACTTCAATTAATCCAGGTAGGGGATCAGAAAGCCTTCGGCGTTTCTGGTAGTTTCCGTCTCTGGTAATTATCTGCAAAAAATCTCCTTGTTTTAACATTATTTAACTCAAAATGTTTGCATCGTATCGTATAATGAAGTATATTTGTTATTAAGAAATACAATAAAAAATCACTGAGATGAAAACGAAAATAAAAAAAGAAATTGAACTAATAAGCGAAGATGACTTGTCAGTTATTTCTCTTCGATACAATGACGAAGAGATTGGTTCTGCTACATTTCAAATTGCTGATGATTATATTTACCCAGAGTCAGTTGAATTAGACGAAGGGTTTAGAGGAATTGGCTTATATAAAGATGTTGTCGACTTTGTGATTGACAACATGGAAGATATGGCAGGGGTATCAGAATTTCGTTCTATTCTTAGAACGGAAGCCGCCAATAAATTTTGGCAAAAATATACTGATGTTTCAGATTATGATGAATCAGAGCACGAAACAGGGAGTCAAGAACAAATAATTATTGACTCTGACTGGAATGTTAGTTATGAATAATTTATTTACCCTGGGCGCACAATCCGGTTATTACACTTATCAATAATTTCAACATCAAAAACAAAAACAACTATGAAACGCATTTATGAAATTACAGGAACTCAATTGCGGGAAAAGGCTTATTTAAAAGTAAACAGAACAAACTTTTCCCAGCCCAACGCATTGTTCTTTGTCCAACTGGACGACGAGCATGCGGTCGACAATACGGGCGCAATTTTTCAAA